CGACGCAATCACACAGATGATGAGCGTATCTAGTGGTCTAATTAGTCAGTTTACAGCCGCACTTGCACCAGCTATTGAGTTTGTAGCTGACAGTTTAACGACTTTCTCTCAGGGTTTAATGGCATCAGAGGGTGGCGCTAGAACCTTTGCCATCAACTCTGCGGCGGCGTTTTTAGAGTTTGCATCGTCTGCGCTTCACAACTTCGAAAAGTTTGTAAATGGTGTAATTACCGGCTTTAACATCATCATTGGTGCGGCCAACCTATTTTCACCTGTCATTTCAGGCATAAACTTGTTGTTTGACGCATTAGTTGAAGGCATCAAGGGTCAGATCAATACAATTATCTCGTTTACACAGTTGATAGATAAGGCGCTTGAGCGCTTTGGCAAAAAGCCTATATTTAACCTTGATCAGTTCAACCTAGAGCCTGTTACGTTTGCTTTGCAGACGTTTGAAAAAATCGACCGCGTAGACTTCAGTGGAACTGTAAACGGACTACGTGGTATCGCTGATTTAGTTCGAGAGACGGCAGAGGTCGCTACGACCGCAGACGAGGCGCTATCTAACATCACTGTGCCAACAGCACTCGAGACGTTTATCGAAAACCTCAAGCGCACCAGAGACTTGGCTGGTGACTTAACACCACAACTAGAGAAGTTGAGCGACCAAGCAATAACGGGTTTAGGTAAAGCGTTTACTGACGCAATCACTGGCGCTAAAAAATTCAGCGATGCCATTAAATCTATGGCTAAATCAGTCATCGACAGCCTTATACAAATGCTCATTCAGAAGTTCATCGTTGACGCGGCATTCGGCGCAATATCTAGCGCATTCAGTAGCGGCACCACACCAGCACCAACTGGTAGCGTTGGTGGAAGTACGGAAGGGCTTGCGCGTGGAGGCGTAGCGACAGGAAATACGCCATATATGGTTGGCGAAAAAGGACCTGAGCTATTTATACCTAGTACGACAGGACGCGTTATTCCAAATGACCAACTTGGCGGCGGAGGTGTCACAGTCGTACAGCACATCAACGTCACGACAGGCGTACAGCAAACCGTACGCGCTGAGATTGCAAACCTACTGCCACAGATTAGCAACGCGGCCAAGTCAGCGGTTGCTGATGCTAGACTACGTGGCGGCGGCTTCAGCAAGGCAATGGTGGGTGCATAATGGCGGCGTTTCCTAGTGTAGGCATTCAATCGATGACAATGCGCTTGCGGTCGGCAACGGCAATAAGTCAGTCGCCCTTTACCTATGATCAACAGGTTTATCAGCATCAGGGTGTTCGTTGGGAGGCAGAGGTTACATTACCGCCTATGAAGCGAGCAAACGCCAAGCAGTTAGAGGCGTTCTTTGCGGGTCTAAGGGGGCAAGCTAATACCTTCACGCTTGGGAACCCTTTGCACAATACGACCGCTACAGGGACAGGAACAGGCGCTGTGAACGCTACTACAATCACAGGCTCGTTTACTGGCGCTGTTGCTGGCGATTATTTTGAGATTGGCAGTGCGCTTTACATCATCACTGAAGTGAATAGTTCATCGTCTATTGATATCATGCCACCGCTTCGGGTTGCGGCATCAAGTAGCCCGCTCGACTTTACCCTACCCAAAGGAACGTGGCGGCTTGCCTCTAATGAAATCGGATGGAGCATCAATCAGGCTAGTCTGTACGGTTTCACTTTTGCTTGCGTTGAGGCTATATGAGCAGGTCATTGACATCGGGGATGCAAACGGCAATTACCGCCGATTTGGTGCGTCCCATTGTCCTAGTGCAGTGTGCATTCGACTCAGGCAATTTGAACCTCTGGAACGGCATCGGTACGCTGACTGTTAGCAGTGTTGACTACGTTGGCGCTGGCACACTGTTGTCTATCGGTGAGATTGCAGAGTCATCTGAGCTACAAGCCAACGGCATTACTGTAACGCTGTCAGGCATTACTGACCCACTGTTAGCAAAGGCGCGAGACGAAGATTATCAAGGTCGTGAGTTAAAAGTGTTGCTCGGCGCAATGGACGCAAGCAACGGTGTCATCACTAGCCCTGTTGTTATCTTTAGCGGATTTATGGACACGATGGTAATCAATGACTCCTCTGAGACTGCGACGATACAGGTGGCCGTGGAGAATCGCCTCATTGAGTTTGAGCGCACTCGCGTAAGACGCTACACAGCCGAGGATCAAAAAATCGATTACCCAAATGATAAAGGTCTTGAGTTTGTTGCTGAAATGGCAGAGAAAGAAATTGTTTGGGGACGCGGGCAGGTGACGGCAAGTGGCGGCGGTAGAGATCGTGGCAATGACACTGATGAAGACGGTAGCAACACGCATCGTCACTAGGGAGCAGACATGGAATTTGCACTAGAAAACTTAGCAAAGGTACGGCGCGAGATTGAGCCACTGCTTGAGGAGCATTGGAAAGAGATAGCTTTGAACAAAGAAATCATTAAGTTGAATCCTGATTGGGAGGGCTATGCGAGATTAGACGGCATCAATGCGTTGAGAATTTACACGGCCCGTAAAGACGACAAGTTAATGGGCTACTTTGTGGTAATCGTCAGCAAGTCACTCCATTACCGTGACCACCTTTTTGCTAATAATGACATTATCTTTTTGACCAAGACCGCTCGCAAAGGCTTAACAGGCGTGAAGCTCATAAAGTTTGCTATCGACTCGCTAGCGGCAGAAGGCATTACCAAGCTACACGTAAACACAAAAGCGCACCAACCTTTCGACGCAATCCTTGAACGATTGAACTTCGAAGAGATTGAACGCGTTTACTCTTTAGTATTGAGGTAAGTACATGGCAGTTTCCGCCATTGCAGGACTAGTATCTGTCGGGTCGGCGATGGTCGCGGCGGGAAAATTCCTTATCGGTTGGAAGGCCGCTTTTGGGGCATTTGCTTTAGGTGCTGGCTTATCTGCTGTGTCACGTGCGCTGGCACCGAAGCCAAATATAGGCGCACAAATGCGCGGCATTACGCAGACAACCCGCGAACCAGCAGGCACCCGCAAAATTATCTACGGTAAAATGCGAGTCGGCGGCAACGTCGTTTTCATTGCGCACTCTGGTAACGACAACAAGTTTTTGCATTTAGCTGTCGTATTCGCTACGCACCACATAAATAGTTATGAAGAGGTTTGGTTTAACGACAACAAAATTTGGACTGCATCGAGTGGCTTTCAAGATGACTGGGGAACCTACGTCACAATCGACACCACTAAGTTAGGTACAGCAGGGCAGTCGGCCTCTAGCGTATTAACGCCTATTACTGAGTGGACATCAGACCATAAGCTTAGTGGCATAGCCTATTTAGCGTTCAAGCTAGAGTGGAATCAGGACAAGTTTCCGCAGGGCGTACCAAACATCACGGCAGTTATTAAGGGCAAGCGTGTATTTGACCCTCGCACTGGCGTAACTGCCTACAGCACAAACCCTGCGCTTTGCTTGCGCGACTACATGCTCGATCAAAGCTACGGGCTAGGTGAAAGCAACCTCAACATTGACTCGACTACATTAGAGGCGGCGGCTGACCTTTGCGACGAGCAGGTCACTATAGCCGCTGGCGGCACACAAGACCGATACCAATGTAACGGCGTTATCGACACAGCAAACCAAATCAAAGCCAACATCGAGCAACTACTGTCGTCTATGGGTGGAAAGCTAACTTACTCGGGCGGCAAGTATTTTGTAGACGGCGCAGAGTACAAGACGCCGACACATACTTTTACAGAAGCAGATTGTATTGGCGACGTACAAACGCAAACCAAGCAATCGCGTAGAGGTGTATACAACGGCGTCAAAGGCATTTTTGTATCTGAAGAGAAAAACTATAAGGTACTAGACTACCCTGCGCAAATTAGTTCTACCTTTGCAACAGAAGACGGCGACCCTATTTTTCTTGATATGCCGTTGCCTTTTGTGACGAATAACTTACAGGCACAACGTCTCGCAAAAATTGCATTACTCAAGTCACGTCAGCAAGTCGTTATAACAATGGCTGTAAATCTCAAGGGTTTGCAGGTGAAAGTTGGGGACACGATACAAGTTACTAATGATAGACTCAACTATAGCTCTAAAGTATTCGAAGTTATCGACTACTCATTAGCATTAGGCACTGATGGCTCACTAGCCGTCAATCTTGTTTGTATTGAAACAGCGTCTGCTATCTACGACTTTACAACTTCGGATGAAGAGGACTTTTTATCGGGCGGTGTACTAGATTTATATGACGGCAGAACAGTCGATAACGTCACTAGCTTGGCCTTTACAGAGATTGGCTTACGCGGGCCTGACGGTGGTGTTAGTTCGTCTGTGCAGTTGACATGGACAGAGCCGACAGACGCTTTTATTGAGTTCTACAAGATACGCTATAACAAGACTGGCACGACTGATTTTTTTGAGGTACAGAGCCGCGAAACCAATGTATTTGTTTCTGGACTAGACGTTACTTCTAATTATGATTTCCGTGTACAGGCAGAAAATCTGCTTGGCGTCACAAGCACAGGAACAACACTAAGCAATCAGGCACTGAATGGGGACACGACTGCACCAAGCGCACCGACAGGGGGCGCGGCTACAGGCGGCATACAGACAATCACAGCAGAGTGGACTAATCCCAGTGATATAGACTTTAAGCACACCGAGGTGTTCGTAAATACTAGCGACTCGATACCTGCGTCACCTACCGCTGTAGTCGATGGCGAGGAGTATGTAGTTACTGGTTTGTCGGGTGCTGTGACGCGTTACTTTTGGCTCAAGGCAGTCGATTTTTCTGGCAATAAGTCAGCGGCTAGTGCCAGCTTTAATGCTACGTCCCTAGAGGTTGCGGCTACAGACATCGCAGATGATGCTGTGGGTTCTGATCAGATAGCTAACGACGCAGTGGGTAGTGACCAAATAGCAGACGACGCAGTTGGCTCAGATCAGATCGCAGATGGAGCTGTTGAATTAACAGCCTTTGCGTCAGGCATACAGCCTGTACAAGTTGTCAGCACATTGCCATCGACAGCCGCTCAAGGCGACATGGCATTCTTAACTACAGACAACAAGCTCTATCGCTACAACGGTAGTGCATGGATTAAGGCGGTTGACGGGGCCGACGTTTCGACTGGTACGTTGCCAGCCGCGTCCATAGTAGCTAACTCGATAACGGCAGGGCAGATAGCAACGGGCGCTATTAACACTGACGAGCTTGCCGCCAACTCCGTGACTGCCGCAAAGATACAGGCCGAAAGCATTACGGTTGATAAGCTATCAGGCGACGTGTCAGAAGCGTTTTCGTTTGGTTTGTATAACGCGACATCAACCTCATTGTCTAGCTCGCTGACCACTTTTGGTGAATTTACAACGCCTGCACCTGATGCAAGCATAAAAAAAGCGGCAGTGTTACATGCGACGTTTGGCATCAATGCTAGTTCACCGTCTGGCAACTTTACTGTTGGTGTGGCCGTTGAAAGAAAAAGCAAGGGTGTAACCAGCGGCACAGCATTAGGGTCGGTGGTCGCTAACGGCAGTATTGCTTTTGGCGCTCGTTATGTCGAAATCGCTGGCAACTTGCTTACGCAAATAGATATGTATGGCGGTATCGCTACCACACAGACATCGCCTAGCTCGGTTTATAATGTGGTTTCAATAGAGTTTCAGCCAAGCACTAGTCGCACCCGTATCATTTACGCAAGTAATGACACCATTAGCTCGGGAATTATTTATTACAATCCTGACAAGTGGACTTCTTCAGGCACTTATTTAACCTACTCGCCTTTTCCTGTCCATCGATACGGAATTATTGGCGTGACTACTTTAACGCACCACATTTTGTTTCAGCCGCTTGCGAAAAGCGATGCCGAAGAAACGTACAGAATACGTGCGCAGACATTCGTTTTGACTAGTGGCTCCGCATCTATGACTGTCGGTTTGGCAGGTCAAATACATCTTATGAGGTAAGAATGGCTATCACTTTAGGATATACACGCGCGACAGATAACGCAGAGATCGTAATCGGTAACTACGACAGCCCTTCGTTGGCTGAGAATGCTATTGAGTCACAAGAGCTGTCAGATGTGTCGCAGTATTGGTTGGCTTCGTTTATCAACACAGAAACAAATGAGGCAAGCATCCTCGCCTATATAGATGTGTGAGATAATAGCGGTTTAGGAGGACATCATGGCTATCAACTTAGTGCAGGGTGACACTGGCCCACAGATAAAGGTCACACTGACACGCAGTGACACAGGCGCTGTTGAAGATTTGACAGGCGCAACAGTCGTTATGCGCTTCAGAAAAAAGCGTGCGACAACGGTGCTATTCACTCTTTCTAATCAAAGCGGTGATACTGACAAAAGCAATGGCATCGCACTGTTTGCATTCTCGGCAGGTCAGCTAGATTTAAACGAGGGCTACTACGAGGGCGAGGTCGAGGTAGTTGCTAGTGGCGGTACACGTGAGACAGTTTACGAAATTGTAGACTTTTACCTGAGAGAAGACTTTGGGTGAGTGTACGGCGCTTTTTATCAGGGTCGTTTAGCGCCGCCCGTCTACTAGCTAACACGGTAGGCAAGTCGCTTAGTGCGTCTGTATCTGCCTCTAGCCTAAAGGCCGCAGAGTCAGTTAGCTACTTACAAGCTACAGCATCGGCCATTGCGCTAAGAGCAAAGATAGAGGCGGCATTCTTTGTTCGCTTTTTCTTATTATCTGATAGTGCTGGCATCAGCGATGATCAGACGCTTGATATCACTAAACCGCAGACTGATGCGGCAGGCGCAACAGATAGTCACGTATTCACCTACACCAAGGTAGCAGGCGCGACAGAAGGTCAAACGTACTGCGACATTACCTACTTCGAGGAGGACTATGTCCAAGGACCACAGCTAGATCACATCGAACTAATCGACGTGTTTAGCTTGCTGATTACTTATGGCCGCAACCTTACCGAAGACCCTGCGCTATCTGACGCCTACGCTTACACGATAACAAAGCCGTTTACTGAGGCGCTAGGCGGTACTGACCTAAGCACCTTGTTACTCACTAAGCCGTTTAGCGATGCGTTCAGCGTGACCGACACAGATACTCTGACAATTACTAAGGGATTGTCTGAGTCACCTGCACTGACTGACAGTCAGACGTTTGATATCAGTATGAGCTTTAGCGAGCAAGCATTGGTGACTGATGACCTCGATGGCGAGGCTTCGGCAGAAGACGACCAAGAAATACAGTTTGTTAAGGTGCGCTCTGATGGCGGAGTTGCTATAGACAGCTTCGCTAAGACAGTCACCTTTGTACGCTCGTTTGCAGAGACGCCTGCGGCCAACGATGACCCATCATTTGATGTTACTAAACCACTGACCGAGGGGCCAAGTGCCAGTGACTCATTCAGTAAGGTTGTAGCATTTAACCGTTCGTTTGCAGAGAGTCCGTCAGTGGCAGATAGTGACACTCTCAACACAGGCAAGAACTTGAGCGATAATGGCGGTATAATTGACTCTCAAGTTGTACAGTTTACTAAAGCCAGTAGTGACTCAGGTGTTGCGGCTGACTCTGGTAGTTTACGCAGTCAAGGTTACTGCGATTTCACTTACTTTGCCGAGGACTACGTCGGCGCATCGAGGACATTTACATGATGAACGATGGATTAAAACTTAGAGGCGACGTGGCTCTGGTTCTTCGGGACAAAGATGGCAACGTCAAAGATGAGCGCAACATTAGAAACCTCATCGTAAACACGGGCCTTAACTTTATTTGCGACCGCATGAAAAACGATGAGACGGCTATGACACATATGGCGCTTGGCTCTGGCTCTACAGCGGCGGCGGCTAGTGACACCTCTCTCGGCTCACAGTTAGGATCACGTGAAACACTAGATTCTGACACGGTATCTAGCAATACGATTACCTACACGTCTAGCTTCGAGGCAGGCGACGCGACTGGTGCTGTGACAGAGGCAGGTATCTTTAATGCCGCATCTGGCGGCACTATGCTCTGCCGTACTGTATTTGCCGTCGTGAATAAATCCGCAGACGACAGTCTTTCTGTGACTTGGCAAATCACTTTGACAGCATCCTAATTCAGTAAGAGGTTAACCATGACTACGATTACGACACGCTCTGGGAAGGGTTCGCCTCTCACTAACAACGAGGTGGATGCTAACTTCACCAACCTTAATGACGACAAGGTAGAAGCGTCTGGCGATAGCATAACGGGCAACCTGTCATTCGGGGATAACAACAAAGCTATCTTCGGTGCTGGTAGCGACTTACAGATTTATCATTCAGGTTTACACAGCTTTATAACTGACTCAGGCACTGGTGATTTACTCATCGGGGCATCAAGCAACATTGCTTTAATGAATGCGGCGTTTAGTGAAAACAAGTTGTTAGCTACTACTGATGGCGCACTTAAACTTTACTACGATGGGAATCAACGTCTAGCCACAACCTCCACAGGCATCGACGTAACTGGCACAGTGACTGCTGATGGTTTGACGTTAGACGGGTCAAACGGAAAAATTTATTTGCCTCAAACTCCCAGCACTTTTAACTGGCTTGGTGATGCCATTGAGCAAACTGGTGTACTTATTGACCCAACAAATGATGGCTCTAGTGAAACCATCGCTTTTTATACAAATAATAAAAAACGTCTTGATATAGATGCAGGCGGAGACATCAGCTTCTACGAAGACACGGGTACAACTGCGAAGTTCTTCTGGGATGCTTCTGCGGAGTCGTTGGGTATCGGCACTCTTAGTCCCAATTTTTTGCTCGATGTAGAGGGTTCTGGATCTTTATTTAGAATTAACGCAACGTCAGGAGATGCTACGGCTCAAT